ATTGACGGCGAGGTAGTCGACGCGGATGACTGACCCGCCCAGGAACTGGCGCGAGGGTTATGGCCCTGGTGGCGGTGAATGGCGCGCCTGGGAGCCGGAGCGCAAGCAACATCTGCGTGATCGGCTGTACCAGGAGATCGAGAAGCGGCGCACGATGTGGCGCTGCGACAAAATTTTTTGTGATGGGCGACCCCACGATGAGTGGGTTGCGTCACACGCCCGTTACACACAGCTTGCCCCGCCCGACGCCCCTCGTACGGTGCGTGACCCGCGTCAGGCTACGCCGGTACAAGTCACTATTCCATGGTTGGAGTGGCTTATTATGGCGGGCCGAGGGTGGGGCAAGACCCGAACCGGGTCTGAGTTTATCCGTGAGCAGGTGGATACGCTCGGCCCGAAGGGTAGAATCGCGCTCATTGGTCGTACTGCGGCCGACGTGCGTGATGTCATGATCCAGGGCGAATCCGGTCTGCTTTCTGTCTTCCCCTCATGGGAACGGCCGGTGCATTATCCGAGCAAGCGCGCGGTCCACTTCAAGAACGGTGCGATCGCGTTCTGTTATAGTTCGGATGAGCCCGACCAGCTGCGTGGTCCGCAACATCACGCGGCCTGGATCGACGAGATGGCGACGTTCAACCATCTTGAGGACGTGATCACCAACTACAGGCTCGGTCTGCGACTGGGCTCTGACCCCCGTTGTGTGATTACGACCACCCCACGCCCACGGCCGGAGATCCGTGAGCTGAGGTACTCACCGACCACCATTATCACCGGTGGCCGGACGTTTGATAATCTCCACAATCTGGCTCCTGCCTTCCGAGATCAGGTACTGAGGAAGTACGAAGGTACTCGACTCGGAAGGCAGGAGCTGGAGGGCGAACTCCTCGAAGATGTCGAGGGCGCGCTTTGGACGAACGATCTGATCGAGCAGCACCGGGCAGAGATCGGCATGGTCGAGCCCTATCTGCGCCAGATGGAGATCGTTGTTGCAATCGACCCAGCAGTGACCTACGGTGGCGATGAAACGGGCATCATCGTCGCTGCGCGTTTGGACGAAGAAGGTTTCGTCCTAGCGGATATGTCAGGTCACTACACCCCACATGGATGGGCTCAAGCCGCCATTCAAGCCGCTTCGGCTTGGGGCGCAAGCTACATTGTCGCCGAGACGAATAACGGCGGCGACATGGTGCGTACGACATTGGAATCTGAGCGTCTGCCGCAAGGAGTGAGATACAAGTCCGTAACAGCTAGTCGAGGCAAGAGACTGCGAGCCGAACCGGTTAGCACCCTGTACGAACAGGGGCTAGTTCACCACGTTGGGATCCACCACTCGCTGGAGGATCAAATGACTACGTGGACACCGGCCGATCGTTTGTCCCCCGACCGTCTCGACGCGTTGGTGTGGGCGCTATCTCATCTATTCTTCCGGAGGCGCGGGATGGCGGATGTCGCGTAGCACAAGCTCCCCGATTGAGCCCGGGGGAGGCTGGGTCGGCGCGTTCAAAGGCGCGGCTAACCTGCTGGCAGACCAGGTTGTCCGTAGCTGGGCGCGTCGATCCATGCCTGGGACCGAGTTCCCGTTCGGTGGTTCATTCCACGTCGCGGGGACTGACACCATATACGTGACGATGGGTCCAGACGGCCTGTACCAGTGGTACGCGGACGGCCAAACTGGATGGCGCAACAGTGCGGTTGCTTACCGCTGCATTATTGCCATTGCGACTAACGCGGCCACCGTTCCGCTCGAAGTCCTCAATGAGAACGGCGAGGTGCTCCCCGACGAAGTAGTTGATCTCTGGAACCACGCTCCCAACGATTACATGTCGGCCAGGGTTCTGCGAGAGATCGCGTGGCTGCGGCTAGAAACCAAAGGCCAGTGTTTTGTGTACATGGATCGAGGCGAATCCGGCCAAGGTCCAGTCAGTGCCCTGCACGTTCTCGACCAGTCCTACGTCATCGAGCCCATCATCGACAACACCGGGCCAGACGACATCTCAACTCTGGTGGGGTATCACGTTCATGGCGCATCTGGGCGCACCGGATTCCTACTTCCCGAAGAAATGCTATGGCTGCGGTATCCCGATCCTGATGATGTCTGGGCCTGTCTGTCTCCCCTGCGTGCTGCGCGGTTCGCGCTTGAACTGGACGACTTTGCGCGTCGTTACCAGTCCTCTACTCTGCAACGTGGAGGAACCCCGGGTGGAGTCGTTTATCTCGGCGACGTTGACGAACACACGCACAAGCAGGTCCGGGCGGATCTGGCGGCCCGGCACGAGTCGCCGGAGAACGCAGGCCGACACCTAGTATTGAGCGGACCGGTCGCCGCCAAGTACGACCGAATCTCCCTAACTGCGGAGGAAGTGTCCTACCTAGATACCCGGATTCGTTCGGCCGAAGAAGTCATGCTCGCCTTCGGAGTGCCGCGCGATTACCTGATGGGTGGGACTACCTACGAAAACCGGGACGCTGCGCGCACCACGCTTTGGTCCGATACCATCGTTCCAAAGTTGCAGGTGGTCGCTAGCGAGATCGACCTAGCTACCCAGCCCGACCCTAAACACACTGCGCAGTTCAACACCGAGGAGGTAGAAGCCCTACAGGAATCGGAAGACCAGAAGGTAACGCGTGCTGTGTCACTGGTCAACGCCGATATCTTGACGATCGACGAAGGACGGGCAGCGATCGGACATGATCCGCTGCCAGGTGGCGCAGGGACACTTACCCTGACTCCGTATCGACAGCGCGCTCAGACCCCGCCGGTCCGTAACAACGGACACCTGCCGATTCCGATTCCGATTGGATCTGCCACGTGACTAAGCTCCTAGTCATACCCGCACACCCGATCCCGGCCAACCGTCCCGGTCATGCGATCCAGCTTTGCGATGGCCCACTCGACGGACAAACAGGTGAGCATCTCGGCGAACTGCCTCGCCAGCTCGACCTGAAAATAGGGAACTACGGTACGTGGACCTACCTGCGTACGTCGGAGACTACCGACGTTACTGACTTTGTCCCGGGCTCTACCAAGATGCGTACCCGCGAGGGACGCGTCTATAGATGGAATGGTAGAGACCCGAGTGGAAATCGTATCTGACGGATACCGGTACATCGCACTAAGCGATCTCACTGTACGAGCCGACACCGAAGGCGACAAGCCGCACTTTGAGGGCTGGGCCTGTAGACACGGCGTTATCGACGCGTACGGCACAGAATTCACCGCTGGCTGTTGGTCAGCGGGTGGACTAGATAACGAGCCGTACGCGCTTTGTTGGATGCACGACCCCACCATTCCCGTTGGAGTGTTTCGGGCTCAGGATCAGGCCGAGGGGCTCTGGATCGAGGGATGGTGGGACGCCACGCGGGATGGCTCAGATGCCCGCACTAAGGGAAGCTCCGGGTCTGCCCCCGAACTCTCGGTAGGCTTCCGTCAAGCGATCTTTGACGAGGACGAGCCAAATCGGATCGTTGCCGTCAAACTGGTCGAAGTTAGCCAGATCACAGCGCGGATGGCTGCTGTGCCTGGATCTCAATTCACCGATGCACGATCGGCTCCTGCCACCGGTCGTTCAGTCGCCGCTGCGCGACACCGATTGAGGACCGTTCTACTAGGAGGACGACCGTGAATCGCCGACCCATCACTGTCGCGCAGACCCTGCGCGCCCGACGTCGCGCCTTTGGCGCTACAGGTTGGCGAACCGCGCCGACCGCCGTCGACTACACCCAGTTCACTGACGCCGAGCTGCAAACTGCTCGGAGTGAGGTGCTCGAAGCGCTCCAGGCCGAGAACGCGACCGATGAGGACGCTACTCGGGCGGACGCCATCGCGACCGAGATCGAGCGCCGAAACACCGTCACCACCGCAACGAACGAGCGTCGTCGGCGCCTCGCCGATACCACTGTTGTCGAGCGCTGGCGCCAGGACACGGGCAACACCCAGGCCCAGCGGCGCGGTCAGCACCAGGATGACCCCCCACCCCCGACGGGTGACCATATCGTTCCGACCGACTGGCGCGATCAGCTGGCGACCGGAGCTGCGGGCTATCGCGACCGGGGCATGACGGGGACGTCCGAAATCCTTCGGCTCCCCAATGCCACCGATCTCCGAGCGCTCGTCACCACGGTTACTCTTCCCCACCAGCCACAGCGGCTGCCAGGAATTGTTCACCCGCCAGACCAGATCCTCAAGGTAGCTGATCTAGTCGACCAGCAGACCGCGACGTCGGGTTCAGTCGAGTGGGTCGTGGAGACGTCGACCGCACCGCCCGCAGCGGAAGTCGCGGAAGGTCTGGCCAAGCCCGAAGCCGCCATGACGTTCACGGTTGCGAGTGCGGCCCTGGCCACCATCGCGGTGTGGATCCCTCTCACGCGTCAGTCGGCCGAGGACGACGCCCAGTTGACTGGGTACATCCAGGGTCGCCTGTCGTTCGCCGTGGAGAAGCGGATCGACACGCAGGTCCTGAACGGCAACGGCACCGCTCCCAACATGCGGGGCATCCTCAACACGGTGGGCATCCAGGAGCAGGACTCCGACCTGGGGATGCTGATCGCGATCCGCAAGGCGATCACCAAGACCCAGGTCTCGGGGTACAACCCGTCTGGTGTGGTCATGCACCCGGTCGACTGGGAAGGCGTCGAGCTGACTCAGGACTCCACCACCGGAACGTTCCTCTTCACCAAGGACCCGTCGTCCCTCGCTGCGCCTCGCATTTGGGGGCTTCCGGTCGTGCCCACGGTCGGGATCGCTGCCGGGACCGCGCTCGTCGGTGCGTTCAAGGAAGGCGCCACCCTTTGGCGCAAGCCGGGCGTCCGAATCCTGATGTCGGACAGCCACGTCGACAACTTCATCAAGAACATCCTGATCCTGCTGGCGGAGACTCGTGCCCAGCTTGCGGTCTACGCTCCGGCCGCATTCGTCAAGGTGTACAACGTTCCGTGACAGACAGGTGTGGATGCTGCGGGATGGGTGCCCGTGATCAGGCGCCCATCCCGCCGAAGAGGTATCGAGGGCCTGACGATGGCGTACTGCACGATCGACCAAGCAAAGACTGCGGGTGCGTCGGGCACGGACACCGAGATCCAGGCAGCGATAGCGAGCGCCCAGACGGTGATCGACTCGTATACCCGATCAATCTGGGAACCGACGGATACCGCGATTCAGGTGGCGGTGAGTAACGGTGTCGGTCGACTTTCGCGTTGGGCTGCGTCTGTCGAAGAAGGATCCTTGGGGCCGGACGGATACACTTGGTACCCGAGCAGCCTGGTGGCTGGTGAATATTGGGTGCCTGGTGATTTCGGCGCTCGTGAGACTCCTGTGGGCGTTCAAATGGCTGCAGCACGTCTGGCGGCAATGTATTCTCCGGTTGCGTTCACCGCGCAGGCCGATGCTGAGGGTAATCCGGTCGGACGACCCCCAGCTCCTACCAAACAAGATGGGACTGACCCAGGGCCTCCGTCCGGTGTCGAGCATGAACGAACCACGGGCGATCCCGTAGTCGATGCCTGGCTGGAGCCCTACAAGACGAATCGAGTGTTGGTCTGATGGCCACTTCATCGAAATCAGCTGGCGGCGACAGGTCTAGTAAGACGGGGGACGTTTCGGTCGAAGACGTCCAGGTTGATCAGTCGGAGGGCGCGGGTGACGATGTCACCGTGACCGTCGGAAGCGACACCACGACCGAAGCTGGGGACGTGTCCTTTCAACATTGGACACACCCGGAAGCCTATAAGGGTGCGTTTCGTATTGGACGTGGAGATCGAGAGCTGAAGTATGCCGGCAGAAATCGAGTGGGTTAATGAGGCAGCCTGGCGGAAGTCTATTGTTCTCGCCCTCCGACAGTGGGAGACACAGGCGGGCACTAACGCCGCCAAGCTTGCAGCGCTTGCCGAACGCGAGGCCAAAGCGCGTGCGCCCGTACGTACTGGCAAGCTCCGCGCTGGCATCGAGGGACGCGTGGATTCTGATGCAGATGCAGAGACCGTTATACTGATGAACGAAGTGGAGTACGCGGCGTTCGTGGAGTTTGGTACCCGGTTCACCCGGGCCCAGCCTCACATGCGCCCCGGCTTCGCTGCTGCGGTCGCCGCATACGAGCGCACCATGAAAGAGGGAATGGAATGACCCTCCCAACCTCAAACGCCACCCTCTCCGGTGCAATTAAGACCGTGTTGGAGCAAGCGGGTTTGGGGTTGCAGGTATTCCGTTCGCTCGCTCCACCCAAAGCCCACATGCCGTACTGTGTGGTGACCGAGGACGTGGCCTGGACGTTGGGTTACAACGGCGACACGGACCTCAACCCCGAGGATCAGGTTCGCGAGCAAGTTCAGGTCGACATCTACCAGCAGTTGCGTGCGTCCGATGGCACTCGCACCGAAGATGTGTACTTAGAAGACTCAATCTGTCACCTACTGAACCGAACTCGTCTGCCGACGTGGGTCCACCCCGTGTATGGGGTTCGGATCCTGACTAGGAGCACCGGGGTGGGGGACGCTGACACTAATGTGCGGCGCACCATCGTCACTCTGGAAATCGACCGGTTGTTCGAAGCCCGAACACCACCGCCTAGGAGACGAGGAAACTCATGAGCAGCCCGACCCCGGTTGCCGACCAGGGCATCACCAAGGTATACGCCGTTCAGCACTGCCAGATTGCCAGCGTACTCACCGATGCTGTCGGTGCACTGGCCACCTACGGGGAATGGTTCGACGTCCCCGGCATCAAGTCGGTGACGCTATCCGGCGACATGGATACCAAGCAACTCCGAGGCGACAACCGACTGATCGACCAGCAGTCCATCATCACCGGTCTGACGGCCGCGATCGAGAACGCCAAGCTGTCGTTGATGAACCTGGCCGTGATGCTGGGCGGATCGGTGGCGGATCGCACTGCTAGCGCGACCGTTCCGTACACCGGCCAGGGTTGGGCCCTGCCGGGCACCGCGTTCCCCCTATCGTTCGGCCTGCGTGCAGTCTCGGCCGCAAGTGACGCTCCGGGTGGAGCGGTGGCCTTCGTCCTGAGTAAGTGCTCGCTGTCCAGCTTCCCCGAGATCGGCGCGGCCGAGGAGGATTACCAGGTCGTCTCGGCGGAGATGAACGTCAACCCGCCCACCGGGACGAGCCCTTGGGTCGACATCGTGATTGTCGACGCCTACGACGCACCCGACCCGTGGGAGCCCGAAGACCCGTTCGCCTAAGCTAGGGAGATCAAGTCATGATCCGAAGTTTGATCATCGCGGCCGTACTACTGGTTGCTGCCTTGGCGGGCGCAGGCCTGGCGAACGCGGGAGAGGCTAA